CAATCTGATCGTCTGTAAGTTGACCAGCTTGAGCCCACATGGTAGAACTCATATTGCCAATAGTCTCTCTATTTTGATATGCGTACAATCTACTAGTAATGTAATCAGAGGATTGACCTGCAAGTTTTGGAAAGACTGCCATACCTTGACCTTCTGCTCCATGACATGCTGCACAACCTGTCCATAGTCCTTTGATAGAACTGAACTCATCTTGTGCTGCAAGAGCTTGTTTTCTTTGTTCTATTTCAGGTGCAGTACCATTGAGTGCTACATATTCTTCGTAGCAAGTTCCAATACAGCTTGTACTGTGTGGAACTCCTCTATATTCTAGATTATTGTATGCTACTGCTATAGTAGCAATTAAAGCTGTTGTTGTAAATATTATATAACTCTTCATTTTAGTCCTTGCGCTCTTGTAAGACGAATAAGGTCATTCGCAATATTACATTGATTGTCGACAGTAGCTCTTACGAACTTCTGTACCCATGCCATATCAAATACAAAGTCCTGATTCTGTGTGTTCAGTCCTTGCTTTTGACATTCTATAATCAATGCTTTCATAACTTTTTCTGATATTTCTTCTGACTTTCTCATTCTAGGGAAGTCAATTACTTTATCCATCTTTTCTCCTTTGAAATGTCCACCCTCTTTTACGAAGGTAATTAACTTGTGATGTTATTGAACCAGTAGAACGAGCCATCTTAGTAGAGAGTTCATCAATTGACATAGTGTTATACAAGTCTTTCAGCCTCTGCTTCTCTTTGGTCGTCCAAGTTCCTTTTCTAAATAACATATGAGTATTATATCAAAATTTTAAGCAAGTGTCAAGAACTATTTTTAGGAAGTAGAAAATAGTACTTGACTTATGGTTGTAAATTGGTTATAATATATGCAGGAGAAAAAATTATGGAAAATATAGATTTAGCGTACCTCATAGTGTTAATAGCCAGTATTCATATTAGCTACACATTTGGTAAGAGAATTGGAATAGAAAACACAATAACCTTTTTAGAAGAGGAGAAGCTAATTGAGTTTGATGACTAAGTAGTAGGACGAAACTACTAAAAAATAATTCTTGACTTCTGGTTGTACTTTTGGTATAATATGTATGAAGTAGGCAGAATAGGTCTGCTTACGTTTAAGGTCGATACCGAAAGGGTCGGCATAGTATTAACGAAAGTGATATTAGGAGAATTAAAAATGACGATTGATATTAGTAAATTTTGGCTTGGAATGAACAATGATTGGCTGTTAGCAAACACCGATACATCATATCCAAGATATAACATAGTCGAAAACGCTGAGAGTGGCAACTATCGAATAGAAGTAGCGATTCCTGGCTGGAGCAAGAAAGAACTTGAGCTAGTTCAAGAAGAAAACGAACTGCTCATCAAGGGGAAAAAAGAAAGAAAACTTGGTGCAACAGAAAGATTTGTACACCAAGGACTCAGTCTTAAATCTTTCGAGAGAAAGTTTATTTTAAATGCGGATTTAAAAGTAGACAGTGTCGAATTAACAGACGGCTTACTAACAATCGCTTTGTCTAGGACTCCGAACTCATCAAGGAAGGTATTAGATATTAACTAACATCTTCTTAAAGGAGATAAATTATGAGAGTAGTTCTCAAATTAAGACAAAGCATAATGAAAGGTGATAAAATAGCATTTGGTAGAATGGCAGAGAGTGCCACTCTTATAGGAATAATGCTAGCATGCGTTTACGCAATGATGCCTATCATCTAAGTATGCTATCAAGCTGAAGGAGTTATTATGGTTATAGTAAGTTCAGAAGCATTGGATGTAATAAAAGAGCGTATCGCCTCACACAAAGTGTGGGGCGTTCGTGTCTTAACTAAGCCTGCTGGATGCAACGGCTGGAAGTGGGAGTTAGACTACGAAGATAACCCAATCTTTGGAGCGGACTCAGTTTATTATGACTGCATAGTAGTTGACCCACAAACATTATCAATGGTTGAAAAAATAGAAATAGATATGGATATTAAAGGACTACAGCAACAGTTTGTATTCAATACACCATTATCAACAGCTCAATGCGGGTGTGGAGAGAGTTTTGCTCTTTAAGTGCCTTCTAAATAAGAGGAAATATATGAAGATATCAGTAGAGGGTTTAGCCCTTATCAAAAAATTTGAAGGCTTAGAACTTAATGCCTACCAATGTGCAGCAGGAGTTTGGACAATTGGATATGGTCATACTAAGGGAGTCTTTGAAGGACAAACAATACAAAAGGCAGAAGCAGACGAAATGCTCGTACTAGAAATGGAAGAATACGAGAAAGCTGTGAATGATGCCGTCACAATTTCAATAGACCAGTGCATGTTCGATGCACTAGTATCATGGACATACAATCTCGGTCCAAGCAATCTAAACGCAAGTACAATGTTAAAAGTTCTCAATTCAGGGGACTATGATGGCGTGCCTGAACAAATTAAAAGATGGAACAAAGCTGGGGGCAAAGTTCTCGAAGGACTTATTCGCAGAAGGGAAGCAGAAGCTCTCCTATTTGAAGGAAAAGATTGGAGTGAAGTTTAGATTCAGCGAAGAGCTATTAATGAAAGCCGCAGCACATGCTGAAGAGAGAGGAATGACTCTTGATGAGTACATAAAAGAGGCTGCAGAGTTAGCACAGAAACACAACTATGAACAAAATGAAACAAACCCTAAAGAAAATTTGGACTAAACTACAAGCCTTCTGGCTGTGGATTAAAAGTTTCTTCAATACTTATTACAGTTTAAAAGTAAGTTATAATGCTACTTGGGGAGATGCAGACGATCAAGAGTTTATAGTTAAGAAGTTCATTAAAAAGCAACCAAAGTTTATATCTTTCATCACAGAAGATGGAGACTTAGTAGAGATTAGTGGTGCCGAAGGACTTAATTATAGGATTCAACAATTATGAACCAACTTTATATAGGCGTTATATTAGTACTAGGACTAGGAGGTTATTACCTATACCAAGAAAACCAAGTACTATCAGCAAATAATGCAGCACTAGAAGGTGCAGTTGCTACACAAGAAGCAGCAATAAAAAATATGCAGAACGATTTTGCTCTGCAAACAAAACAACTTGGAGACTTACAGAAGAAGTCTCAAGAAACACAGTTAGAGATGAACAGATACTTGGACATCTTTAAAAGACACAATTTAACAAAACTAGCAGCAGCAAAACCTGGTTTGCTAGAACCAAGAATAAATAAAGGAACGAAAAATGTATTTGATTCAATCGAAGAAATTAGCCGCACCATTGATAGCCTTGATGATGGCGTCGAGTTGCAGTCTACTTCCAACTAAGCAGATAGAAGTAACAGCAAAACCAATGGACAGACTGATTACTCAGCCTGTACTACCAAGAGAAATAGACCTCAAAGACCCTCTATGGTATGTAGTCTCCGATAAGAATATAGACGAGTTTCACGAAAGATTAACAAAAGAGCATGGACAAGTAGTATTTGTAGCTATGTCTATACCAGACTACGAACTAATGTCCTACAACATGCAAGAATTAAAGAGATATATTACAGAACTCAAAGAAGTAGTAGTATATTATGAAAAAGTAACAGACCCGGAAGCATTGAATAATGTGGAATAAACTAATACAATATCTAAAAGACTGGCACTACTATAGAGTAATGAATAAAGGTGCTAAGTTTTTCGACAAAAATCCAGTAGTACAAGGACGATTTGAAGAAGTCGAAGACTGGTTAGAACATATGGAAGATAGAATAGCGACAATAGAAGAACATACAGGAATATGAGCGATTTTTTATGGATGCTAAAGCCTATATCAGAAAGAAGATGGAAAATTAGAGAGGAAGCAATCCTCATAGACGCAAAAAGAGCAGGGGTCAAAAATGTTTACAGAACTAAAAGAATTACTACAGAGAGACGTAGTAGATATAACTTTTATATCAGATAACTCACAAAAAGAGTATACAATACCTTGTACTCTTATGGAGTCTCTCACAAGTAGTAAAGTGAATCAACAAATCAATGATACGATAGTGTGTTATAGACTTGATGAAGATAGATGGGAAGATATTAGATTACATTCTATAGTTTCCTATCAAGGAAGTCCCTAATCGAAGGGCAAGGCTCTTTACAGAGCGGAGAATACTATGATAATGGAAATAGTAAGCACAGTTACTCTTATAGTAACAATTGCTAGTTTAATTGCGGCGTCAACACCGACACCAAAGGATGATGCTATGATTGGTAAACTTTATAAGTTTATAGATTTATTAGCTTTAAACATTGGAAAAGCAAAGGATAAGCAAGGTGGCTGAAGAAGTCAATAATAGCTATCATCCCGCCGATACCAATGGTGACGGAGTAGTAACAGAGGAAGAACGTGCAATGTATTTAGAGTTCAAAAGAAAAGAACTCGAAGATGCAGATGCGATGCGTGATGCTCAAAGAAATATGACTTGGTTCGCTTTAGGTGGACTATTATTATATCCTTTTGCAGTAGTAGTTGCATCTTTGGTTGGATTAGACCAAGCACAGGAAACTCTAGGAGATATGGCTCCTACCTACTTTGTGGCAGTTGCTGGTATTGTTGCGGCATTTTTTGGTGCTCAGGCAATGGGCAAAAAATAAAAGAAACCTAAGTAACGAAAAAATAGTTCTTGACATATGTTCATAATTTTAGTATAATATACATATGAAAAATACAGAATACCAAGAACACAAAAAAGTAAATATGTGGAACTCAGAAACTAAAACTTTTGAAGACTACCATTACGGCGAGTGCAAACACTGCGGGTCTAAACTTCACAAAGATAGTGGAGAATGTCCTCAGTATAAATGTTGGATAGCATAATGAATTTATTTTACTTAGATGAAGATTTAGACAAAGCAGCCCAGTATCATGTTGACAAGCATATTGTCAAGATGCCGCTTGAGGCTGCTCAAATCTTATGCACTACTATATGGATAGATGAATTACTAGGGTTCGTTCCTCGAGCTCTTAACGCAGAAGAAAGAGAAGTGATGAACAAGGCAAAAGCCGAGATTAAGCATTTACCTCTTGAGGAACGTCCCTACCCCTACCTACCAATGATGTACAATCATCCTTGCACTATCTGGGCAAGAGAGTCTTTGGAAAACCATGAGTGGGTTCATTGTTATGCTAACGCATTGAATGATGAGTACTACTACCGATATGGAAAACTACACAAATCAATTGAGCAAGTAGTAAACAAACTACCTGATCCAAAGAATTTACCTAAAGCAGGTTTTACAACCTTTGGATTAGCTATGCCTGATGAGTTGAAAGACTATGATAACCCTATACAAAGTTATCGTGATTATTATCATTTAGACAAAGCAACTTTTGCTAGTTGGAAATATCGTGAGAAACCTCATTGGTGGAACGAAGACTATGCAGACTATGAAAAAAGGATAACAAGATGATAGAGATTTATGGAAAGGAAAACTGCCCTTATTGCGACATGGCAAAAGGCTTAGCAGAAAGAAAAGGTTTTGACGTAGTATATAAACAACTTGATATAGACTACGGTTTCTCAGAAATGAGAGAAAAATTCCCTGGTGCTAGAACTTTTCCTCAGATAATAAAAGATGGGGAATATATAGGCGGTTATACTGCATTAGAGGAGTTAATCGGTGGACTATAAATTTAATGAAGATATAGTACTTCAAGAACTAAAAGAGTACATTGATAGTACTTATCAACAGCACTATGGCAAAAGCAAGTTTCAAACCACAGAGTTTGTATTTGATGCTGGTCATGGCAAAGGCTTCTGTATAGGTAATATAATTAAATATGCACAGCGTTATGGAAAAAAGAATGGACATAATCCAGCTGACTTACTAAAAATTATTCACTATGCAATATTTCTTTTAGGAGAAAACAAGGAAGCGGGGTATACTGACCAATATGACAATGGAAACAATGGATAAAGAAATAGTATTAATATTTATATTATTAATGCTAAAGCATACTATTGCCGATTATCTTATGCAGAAACCTTGGAAAGACAAAGGAACATACGGTGCGCGTGGCGGTTTAGTCCACGCATCGCACCACATAGCAGGAACCTTTGCAGTACTAATATTCTTTAGCAACTGGTTCGCCGCATTATACTTGGCAGCCTTAGATGGATATTTACATTATCATATTGATTATGTCAAAAATAACATAAAAAGAATTTTTAAACTAAACAATACACATACACTATATTGGGGGTTACATGGCTTAGACCAGTACCTTCATGTTTTAACATACATACTTATACTTTATATATTAGGAGCGTAAATGGCTATAAAGACGCGAAAGCACGAAAATTTAACAGAAACAAACGTACAACATGTAATAGACTTACTTAACGATAGCAAACCTATTACTAAGAAAGAAGCATGTAGTATATTAAATATTAGTTACAATACTACAAGACTCAATAAAATTATTGACGACCACTTGGACACTGTAGCTTATAGAGAAAGACGCAAAGCCCAAAATAAAGGTAAAGGCGCAACAGAAATGGAAATAAAACAAGTAGTGAACTTCTACTTGGATGGAGCAAATGTATCAGATATAGCTAAAAGTTTGTATCGTTCACCAGCTTTCATTAAAGCAATAATCGATAGAGTAGGTATTCCACAGAAACTTGCTCAAACCGATTACGAAGGACGCAGAAACGCAATGCTACCCGAACAATGTGTAGCAGACGAGTTTCAAACTGGAGAAAAGGTATGGGCAGTTCGACAGAACTATCCTGCACTTGTTGAAAAAGAGTTAAGACCTGAAGAAGCGGAAGAGAGAGGATATAGACTATACCTATGCTACACGATTGAGTGCAGTCAAGATGATTTAAAAGGTAGTTATTTTCCTCACTTAAGTTTTGCAGGTAAGTATTATCCTTTAGCAACATATGAGATGGGTAAATTGGAGCACCTGCAAAAGTACCTGTAAAAGGAGATTAGGGAATGGAAATATGGCAGATTATTGCTGCAGTATACTTATCGGGTACGCTCGCTGCAATGTATAGCATATGGTGGCCGTCTTATAAATTAGTAAGGCAGATAGCACCAGATAATATAATGATAGACAGACCAATTCTATCTACACTAATAGTATTTTTTATATTTTTAGTGTTTTTTCCACTATTAATAATAACATTTATCATACCAAACAGGCTAGAAGGATTTATCCGAGGGTTTGTTACTGGAATAGTTGATATTAAAAAGTAGAACAAGGAGTAAAAAATGTACGACGATATAAGAGAACACTTATTAGGACAAATAGCATATCACAGAGCTAACTGTAGAGTTTATATGAGAAATTCAGTAGGTATTGGGGAACATCCTGATGTCATGGAATCAATAAAGTCTGAACTAGCAAAACTTGCCGAAGCGCAAGATATGTTAAATGCCTTAGAAAAACATTTTAAATAATACCAATTATTATAGATAACAAAAAATAGTTCTTGACAATTGGTTATAATTTTATTATAATATATTTATAAACAAAAAACAAGCAAATATGAGCGATAGATATTACCAACAGATGCGAGACACCACAGGGTGGGCATTTGGTATGCCAGAGTTCATGCGCAATAACAAAAAATATAGGAGAAGAAAAATGGCTTGGACAGACGAATCTAAAGAGCAAGCAGTTGAAATGTATCAGGATGCAGAACCTACACCTGAGACTTCAATGGAGATAGTAAAAGACATCGCAGAAGAACTTGGTGAAAGCCCAAATGGTGTCAGAATGATATTAACAAAAGCAGGAGTATATGTAAGAAAAACTCCAGCAGCTAAGTCAAGTGGTGGCGGCAGCACAGGCGGAGGCAGAGTTTCAGTTGCAGATGCACAAGACAAACTTACTTCAGTCCTAAGTGACGCAGGTCAAGAAGTAGATGCAGCAATAGTATCAAAACTAACTGGTAAAGCAGCAGTCTATTTCACAACAGTTATAGAATCATTAAATAAGTAGTGTAATTTAGTGTGTTGAGGCAGTCTTCGTGATTGCCTCAATTTTTTGCATCTTAAATAAGTGACCAAAAATTTAACAATTCAAAAGAGTTTTTGTTAGTTTAAATTGGAGGAAACATGAAAAAACTAGAGTTTGAAAAGAAACTAGACGACGCAGGAGATGCCGTCATCACTTATAGGAGTCAAAACTCTCGTAAACTAAAGTACAATGTGTGTACACGAGATTTTAGCACTCAATATATCAAAGGTAAAAAGAATAGAGCAAAGGAAGGTCAACATACTTCCTTATTATTTTGTTGGGATACGGATTCTTATAGAATACTTGTGCCTGAAAATGTAACGAGCATTGTGCCTCTTAACCGAGTTATACGCAATGATTGATTTAGATGCACCAGCAATTTATGAAAAAATGATACAAGAAACTGAACACGAACAAGTTAAGTTGGTAATCAACACTTTTCGTGGAGTAGAATATATATCTATACGAAAATATTACTTAGATTTTGATGAAGAGTTTAAACCCTCTAATCAAGGTATAACGATACCAATAGATATGGAAAATACTAGAAACCTGTTCCAAGGTCTAGTAGAGATTCTGTCCTTAGCAGAATCCAAAGCAATTATAGAAGAAAATTTCAAAGATTTATTAGATGAAATCTACCTCTAAGAAAAATAGTTCTTGACAATTCCTTAGAAATTGTGTATAATATATGTATGATTATAAAAGGACAAATGACATATGACCAACACGGTCGCAAACGCAAGAGCAAGTTCACTAAGGCTGTAAGAACAAAGCAGCCTGAGTGGAAAACCTTCGCTCCAGACACTACATATCGTAGGACTACGCAAGAATACCCTTCGGCTCCAATGAGCCAATACTCAACCCCACAAGATACTTCTTACAAGCAGAAAGCAAGTGAGAACTATACTGTGTCGATTGCGTACAACAAGGGTGCATATCAAGTAATACCAAAAGATGAGGTTAAACACATAGGAAA